TCTTGCACATTGGTATGCGCTACGGCTACCCTGCTAGTGTGCAACTGGAAACTCTCCCATGTATTGTGGTGTAATTAGCGGTCCCCCTTTAGCGGACTTTCCTATTTACTTTATCTTTATTAACACATTGTGGGAAGTTAACGCGCTGTTAACATTGCTATCTCAAGTCAGCGTGCTGAGGCCGTATATAGCATAGCGGTCCACCAATTTTGATTACTCCGGGTTTGGCCTATACAGGTACAAGTAATTGACCACTTAACAAGGCCCGGATACTGAGTGGTCCTTCGAACAGTAAGTTGAACTGTGATGTATTGTCGCACAAGTAACATGGTATGCAGCGGATAGAATGGTCAGAGCAATCTGGGGAATCCATAATCTGCAACATACGAAAACTTGTAAGTCTCCAACTGGCTGTATGAGACAAGAAGGATTGTACCTTCAAGCGGTAACTTAGTGATTGGTCTAGTTGTAATGACGTAGACTGAAGTGATCTAGGCTCTGCTAAAAACTCTGCCAATATTATAATCAACCTAGCAACTACGGAAACCAGTGCGACAATACCAGCCGCTATGGATTAAAATAAAGACCACTGGTAAAGCTAGTGTTGCCGCCGCACCTCTTTTTCATAAACGCATCATCAAGGCAGTTGTGAAAGAGAAGGATATGGATACAGGATTTAAGATTCTATGTGACGAAAAGAAAACTCCTTGCCGCCTTGTTTCTAGTAGATCGGGCGGCAAACTTATGTTCGAATTAGATTACGCATTTAACCGGGATGATTTATGACACAAGATACTGATCTTAATGCTAAGCAGGTAGCTATTAAAGATGCTACGTGGAAATTAATTGAGGACTATGTTAATCAATGCCGCCACCCTGTGAATGGTCCTAATCCTAGCTATGACGCAGCTGAAGCAATTTTGGATTTGGTAATACATAATCTAGTCAGGAGCGCAATCAAATGACACCTCACGAACAGTCTAGAGAAAAGATTCTGCAACTAGAATCTGCACTTTTATCTTCCCACCCAACAATGCCAGGGTTGTTGCGAGAAATTCATACGCAACTTAAGAATGATCCTGAGATAGTTACATTGCTATCCGAGGAAGAGATTCATATCGTAGTTAGTGGTTTAAGCAAACAAACTATGACCGTACTAACTGCGGCCGCGAAAACTTCTAGCACTAAGAAATCATTAAGTAAATCTACGGCAGACGATTTAGGATTTTAAGGAGCTATAATGTCTAGCTCTACTAACCAAATCAAGTGTTGGATTAGCGTATTAGATAGCCCAGATGGTGCCAGTGTTAATCAGTTTAAATCTGAAACAGAATTAGCTGAACACGCTATTCTAGCCTGTTGGAAAGATTTTCATGACCCAGCTAAGCCAACTGAAGGTGCTGCATATCATATAATTTGGCTCGAAGAACAAGTATCGAAGCTGAAAAAATACTACAAAGAAGAATGATTATGCGCATACAGACTGCTTGTCTAATTGCTGCAATCAACGGTAAGCTTACACCTAACAATTACAAACTGTTTGCTGAGTGGTTAGGTGGATATGATTACGTAGTTCCTGATGATAGATTTTTATCTTATGCTTTAATACAGCATATGTTGATTGAAGCTCCACCGATTCTTACTCCCACTTATATGTTCACCCTCTGGATTGCTTCTGATATTCTATATCACAATGCTTCCGCAGAAACCCAACAAGAGATACTAAGATGGACATTAGGCTTAAACAATTAAGTTACTCCAGCACTGTAACTCTACACAAATGTCCGCGCAAGTATCAACTATACAAACTCCAAGGCAAAGAATCAGACAGTGAAGAGGATATTAAAGAGGGAGTTACCTTTGCCTTTGGTCACGCTATTGGCTTTGGTATCCAGAGCATACTAGAAGGACAGAGTTTAGAATCAGTAATCTTCCAGACATTTATCAATTGGAATGTTGATATCTTCGTGGAAATAGATAGGAAAAAGAAATCACTTTTCTACGCTATCCACGCAATCCAACAATTCTATAGCATGGTGCAACAGAATAGATATTTGGAAGAGTACGAGCTGGTATATTACGAAGGTAAGCCGGCCAATGAACTTGGATTCCTCATCCGTTTTCCTGATGATTTTGTTTATCGTGGTTTCGTAGATACCGTACTGAGGCATAAAACTTCTGGAGAGATTCTTGTCCTCGAACTCAAGACTACTGGAAATAAGACTGCGGCGGCGACATATAGAAACTCTGCTCAAGCAATTGGATATTCAATTGTTCTTGATGTCCTCTTTCCCGGCCTCTCCTCGTACAAAGTATTATACTTGGTGTACGAATCACACACACGAGAATTTGTGCAGCTTCCCTTTACAAAGTCTCTTACGCAGCGTGCGCAATGGATCAGGGAATTACTCTTAGACATTGAGCAGATTAAAGTTTATGAAAGTGAAGATTTATATCCGATGCACGGAGAGAGTTGTTATGATTTTTTCCGGGAGTGTGAGTATCTAGGATTGTGTACGCTGAGTACTGATAATTTAATCACACAACTTACAGCAGATAAAGAGCAGGAGATTCTAAATGAGCAAGCCAAGTTTGCTATACAGGTTACTATCCAAGACCTCATTGCTTCCCAAATTGCTAGAGGAAATGGAACAGCAACAGGACAAGATAATCATAATCAGGCCGAAGACGTACCTTTACTCACAGGGGATGAGATTCTGTAAAGATTGCAGACATTTTATGTCCGACGGGCAAAAGTGTTCTAACCCTATCTCGGCTAAGCAAGATGTAGTAACTGGTGAATACTATTATCAATACTGTTCTAGTGAGCGCGCTAGTAAGGAGAAGTGCGGAAAGCTAGGAAACTATTGGGAATTTAGAAAGATTTAATATGAAACTATCATCTGCACAAGCATCAGCCACTCATAGTGTATTAATCTATGGGCCGCCGAAAACTGGTAAGTCCCAGCTTGTTGGCGATCTATCAGCACACTACAATCTTATCTGGTTTGATCTGGAAAATGGGCACGCTGTATTGTTTAAACTTCCAGAGACACAGCAGGATCGTATTGAACTCGTAAATATTCCTGATACCCGTTCTTTCCCTGTAGCTATTGAAACAATGCTTAAGGTGATTAAAGGTGGCAAGCAGGAGATTTGTGAAGAGCATGGTAAAGTTGGTTGCTTGATGTGCAAGAAAGATGGTAAGCCGCACACTATAGTTGAGTTGAACGCGCTTGATTCAAATACTATCGTAGTTGTTGATAGTCTTACTCAACTTACCAATAGCGCAATCGCACATATCACTAAGAATAAGCCTGATGATTATAAGCTTGATTATGATGATTGGGGTAATCTTGGTAAGCTCATGGATATCTTTCTCTCCCATGTTCAACAAGCACCATTCAATATAATCTGTATCTCTCACGAATCAGAAGCGGAGTTAGAAGATGGAAAGAAACGTATCGTTCCTGTTGCTGGGACTAGGAATTTTAGCCGCAATTCCGCTAAGTATTTCGGTCATGTTATCTACGCCGAAGTCAAAAATTCAAAACATCAATTTACTTCTTCTACTACTGGAGCTAGTAATATTGTCATGGGTTCTCGCACTGATGTAGACACAGCTAAGATGGATAAGCCTAGCTTGTTGCCGATTTTCCAAGGTAAAGTTGGTGGAGCTAAAGCTGATCAGAATAAGCCGGTTGGTGCAGTTGCACAGTTGAATGCGTTATCAGCTAAATTAGGAGCAGCAAAATGAGCGGAGCAATACTTGTTGATGGTGCCACTACTTTAAGTCCGGATGGAATTAGGAAACTAGAACAATCATTACAATCCACCGAACATGAGTTGCCACCTGACGATACTCCAGTACATATGAGTATTCTACGCGAAGCCCAAGGTATTATATACGGTGACCGTGAAAAGACTTATGGAGCGCCGGATAAGAATCTTAAAGTAATCGCTGGCTTGTGGTCAGCTTATCTTGGTATTCCTATCAGCATTGATGATGTATGCATCCTTATGATTCTTCTTAAGGCCGCGCGTTTAAAGAATACTCCAGATCATAGGGATTCAATGGTAGATTTGTGTGGCTACGCTGCACTTATGGAGCGTGTTCAAAATTTTAAAAAGGAGACAGCTATGCGATAACCAATCTACCCAAACTATTTGTTTGTATTTTATTTTTGTATTTCATTTTTTAACTTTCATATCTATATATCATGTCTGATAACATTGACCTCCTTGACGCAACTCTTGACGATCTGGCTGACTTGCCTACATTTGCAGCTTTCCCTGTTGGCGCACATCGCGCTACCATGAAGCTGGAGATTAAGGAAATTAATAAGAAGACGGCTGTTGAAATTAAACTGGTTGGCCACGAAACCATTGAACTCTCTAACCCCAGCGATGCACCCATCAAAGATGGCGATGAGACGAATGTTCTTTATATCCTGAAGAACAATGATGGTTCGCCGAATGAGATTGCACAAGGTAAGCTGAAGATTGCTCTTGCAGTTATCAAAGAGAAGTTTGGCTTTGATGCTTCCATGTCTAATCGTGCTGTTATCGAAGCTGTTAAAGACGGCTTTGAAGTTGTTGCAGTTACGAAGCAACGCGAGAACAAGAGCAGCGGCGGAATGAACACCGATCTGGTGAAGTTTGAAATCGTCTGATAGCCACAAGCTTTAGATAGGTTTTCAGGTTTGTCCGTATATCCTTCGACCCGAAAAACGGACAATATATTTGCGGGCATGGCGAAATTGGTAGACGCAAGAGACTTAAAATCTCTCGATAGTAATATCGTACTGGTTCGATTCCAGTTGCCCGCACCAAATTGATAGTGTAGATACTAGGAGAATATATTATGACAAAAGTTGGTATTGCAGGTAAGCTTGGTATGCACGCAGTAATGGCAGCGGCCGCGTTAAGTGGAGCTTTCGTTAAAGACTTACGTGTTGATGTGCCCGCACCTAAAGTTAATCCTAAGCGTGACCGCAGAATACAACAGTATCGTTCTCGTGGATATCTTTATCCTAACAGCAGCACTAAAGAAAACACCCGCACCAAATTGCAATATGTCATGGTAACTAATCCGCACAGTGGGTTTACCACGATGCAAAAGCGTAAGGGCACTGCGGCATTTAATATGCTTGCCTCTATGAGCGCAGATGAATTAGGACTGGCGTGATATCATGAACCACAATTTTATTGTTGCTGTTTCTGTATCCTATAGCGATGCAGTAGATGGTGGGATTAGGCACACTAAGCACTTTAAAACTATTGATGGTAGTTTTAATACTATTGAAGAAGCTAAACTATTAGCTGGTTCATTTGTTGGTCCTATTTCTCGTAGTCAGCTATTTGAACTGTACAAAGAAGAAGTAGCAGAGAATTGATATGCCATACGATGATAACCTAGATCACACTCCACTTACCTTTGGGAAATATAAAGGGAAAACTCCTGATGAAGTTTCTCAAATGGGTACGTCTGGAGAGAACTACATTGTCTGGATGTATGATAATGTAGATAGATTTCCTACTTGTTCTGAAGTTTTAGCTAAAGCGTGTGGCTGGAAACCTCCACAAGATAGGCCACTGTATAAGCCGCCTATGTTTCCTAAGCCTGCTGCATTTGATAATATTGATGATGATGATATCCCATTCTAAGGGGAATAGCTAATGAGTATATTAGATGGAAAAGAATTAACATTGCATGAAGAACCCCCAGAAGAAGTAGCTAGACTTGCTGCTACGCATACAGAAAAATGTCAGTGTGGTAATACTATGTCTGTTGGAGATTATGAAGCTTCAGGTTGTTGTGCAGATTGTTATTACTCAGAGTCAGATACTAAACAATAAATGACTGCTAATCTTCTCTTTCTCGGTACTCCAGATGATGTTCCGTATCTTCAACGCCTCAAAGGTGCTGTTGGTCCTTGCAAAGTATTCTTAGATACTAAAACTGTTCCCACTACCATTACGGAAGTGGATATGTATTGCAAGAATCCAGCACGGAATATCACTGGAGTACTCTCTACAAGCATACCTCTGTTGCAACGGTTTGTGGATTTAGAAGGCAAGACTGGCCGCAAAGAGCTTAGTTTAGATGCGTATTCTGGCTCCTATTTTAAACGGAATGGTATTGAATATGTCTTTGTCAACCCACTCGCACAAACGGTATCTGTACCATACGGACAGTTCTTACTTAACAGATTCGCATCTAAACTATCCTACCCAGAGAGATGGTTCCCTGCTCCCGCTTTCTCATGGTATATCCTCAAGGAAAGAAATATTGAGCAAGCGTATGAATCTTTCTTCAATGCTTTTGCTATTGTTGTCGATATTGAAACATGGCGTGACCCATTATCTATTAGATGTATTGGCTATACTGCTATCTATTGGAGCGATTCTAAGTTTACTACTGAGTCTGTTGTTCTCCCAATGGATTCTGTTTGGGCGTTATTATGGATGCGGAAGTTTAATCTTCTTCCTGCACCTAAGATTTTACAAAATGGAAGATATGACATATCGTATCTTGCACTATATAATGCCCCACTGCACAATTACCTTTGGGATACCTCTAATCTCTTTCATTCACTCTATTCGGAACTCCCCAAAGACTTGGCGTTTCTTCAAAGCTTTTTCGTAAGAGAGGCTGCGTATTGGAAAGATTTAGCAGAAACCACAGACTTAGAACAATACTATCTATATAACGCTAAAGATACTTGGGCTACTGCTTGTGCGTTCTTAGCTTGGATGGTTGAAGCTCCAGAGTGGGCGCGGCAAAATTATCTAAAAGAATTCCCTCTACAATTCCCTTGTCATCTTTCCGAGATGATTGGACTTAAGAGAGACTTCTCAAAGCTAGATAAAGCTAGAGAAGAATTAGATATCATTATGCAACGTGAGCAAGCTTGGCTCAACAAGATAACTGGCTCAGCTTATTTCAATACCAACAGTCCGTTGCAGATGAAAGCACTGTTAAAGGTATTAGGTTGTGGCGATCTTCCTAACGCAGATGAGAAAGCGTTGCGTAAAGCAGCCTTTAGGCACCCATTAAATGATCTTATCGTTTCTAAAATTGTTGGATTACCGGACACTGACGATCTCGAATCAGCAGGGATTCGTGGGCTACGTAAACTCAAATCCACCTATCTTAGAACAGACGAAGATATCACAAAGACTTCTAAACGCGGGGCTAAAGAATACAAGGGCAGAATCTTATACTCTCTCAATCCAGATAAGACTGACACCGGAAGGCTTGCTTCTAAGGAACATCATTTCTGGTGCGGATTACAAGTTCAGAATATACCAAGAGGTCCTATTGTTAAGCAAACAATTATTGCTGACAACGGGTTCTATTTCGGAGAAGCTGATCTTGAACAGGCTGAAACAAGAGATACCGCGTATATCACAGGAGACACAAAGCTTATTGAAGCTGTTAGTTCGCCAAGAGATTTTCACTCCATCAATACAGCAGCATTCTTTGGAGTGCCTTATGAATCAGTTTATGATGATAGTAAGAAAAAGACTATCAACAAGAACTTACGAAACCTTGCAAAGCGAGTTAACCATGGCGCAAACTATAACATGGGACCTGATGTATTAGTAGATACAATGGGGCTGGTTAAGATATTTGAGGCGCGCAGGTTATTAAAACTCCCAGCATCTTGGACAGCTAAACAGATCGCACAATATTTGTTAGATCAATTTGGTAAGACCTATCCTGTTGTACGGAATGATTATCAAAAGTGGGTTAAGTATCAGGTAATGACCCATAAGAAATTAGTTGGCGCGACAGGTTGGACAAGGTATTGCTTTTATGACCCTGAAAAAGATAAGCGCGCGCTGAATGCTTATATTGCACACAATCCTCAGAGCTTAAATGCAATGGTGTTGAACGAAGCTTATATGGATGTGTTCTATAACATTGCAATACATCCTGAACATAGGAATAATTTTAAACTGTGTGCTCAGATTCATGATTCTATTCTCTTCCAATGGCGTGAGGGACATGAGTATCTAGCTGACATGGTTAAGAAATACATGGAACGTCCTATCACCATCAAAGATATATCCGGTAAGACAAGAATCTTTACAGTGCCTGCTGCGGTTAAGCTAGGAGTCGCAGATAAAGAAGGTAAAATAATTCCTGCAAAATACTGGTCGGAGACTGAATAACATGACTAACAATTCTCTAGCAACTGAAGAGCAACTGAATACACTGGTTGAATTAGAATTCACCTATGTAGAAGGAGGGCGGTGGTTTAAAACTCAAGTTACTTGTGAAGAGTACAGGGAGATTTTAAATAAAGGAGAGTTCGATGGTAAGTTTCTGTGTGCGATTAAAGTGTTTAGTGTAGATTGTGAAGAGCCTATTGGTTTCATTTACGATTTTGTTCTTAAGGCTCAGAACTTAAATCCGTGGAGGTTAGGTTAGCATTATGTCTATTAAAGTTCTTGACGGTATTACGGTTGTTTCTCCTGAGGACACCGATTCTGCTTGCACCATTGTTATTGAACCGCGTATGCGAAAAGCATTTAATGAAATGGTTCAGCGCGGAACTAATCTCTGGCCTGATGCACATCCGGTGATTAAAGAGTTAGCTGACATTATTACAGTAGGTGTAATTCAGCAGAACTATCAAGAACAAAATGTCGATCAGCGAAATAAGCCAAAAGTAGACTAGCAATAATAGTTTAATAATATAGAGGACTGTGTGGATTTCTTAAATAACTATCTTCACTACACAGCAGATTCAGAGGTTCCAATCATCTTTCATCGCTGGAGCATTATCACAGCGGTATCTGCGTTTCTGGAAAGGAATGTCCATCTAGAGTTTGGCCACACTACTTTACACCCCAATCATTACTGTATGCTAATTGGTACAGCGGGGACTAGAAAAAGTACGGCTATTAAGCTGGCGAAGAAGATAGTAGTTCAAGCGGGGTTCTCTCACATAGCCGCCGAAAGGACAAGTAAAGAGAAGTTTCTAGCTGATCTTAGTGCTAGTCAGCGCGCCGAAGATTCTGATATTCTGGAACAGAATTTATTTGGAACCGGAAATGAGACTGACGTGACACCTATGTTCATTGCAGCAGATGAAGCAAATGATTTTTTCGGGATAGGGAATCTAGAATTTTTATCAGTGCTCGGAAGCCTTTGGGATTGGAATGGAAAGTATGAGAATAAAATCAAAACAGGCAAGAGTGATTGGATTAATAACCCTACTATATCTATTCTCTCTGGAAATACTCCTACCAATTTTTCACTTGCTTTCCCCGCGTCAATCATAGGTCAAGGATTCTTCTCTCGTCTCTTGCTTGTGTACGGAGAACCTAATGGAAATAAGATCGCATTCCCGCGAACACCAGATGTTGCTGACACAATTGAAATTGTCAAACAACTGCAAGCTATTAAATCAACAGCTATGGGACCAGTATGTTTTACTCCAGCTAGCAAAGCACTTGCTGAAAGAATATATGAAACTTGGAGAGCACCAGAAGACCCTAGATTTGAATCATACAGTAACCGTCGTTTACCCCACTTGTTAAAACTATGTATGGTGTTAGCTGCAATGGCTGGCACTACATTGATTACAGAAAGGATTCTAATACAAGCAAATACTTATCTAACCTATATAGAAAACCTAATGCCGAAAGCATTGGGGGAATACGGTAAGGCAAAAGATAGTGACGTTACTCACCAAGTAGTTAAGTTCATTGAACATATTTTTGAAACACACACCAGAGGAACAAGTCTTAAAGAACTCTGGGCAGCAGTTGCAACTAATTTAAATAAGATAAATGATCTGAGTGAGATATTGAGGAACCTATCGTTTGCCGGGAAAATTTCAGTGACACAGCAGGGTTTCTTCCCAATTAAAAAAGCACGATTGGAAGTTACAAACGGTACTGTGGCATTTGAAGAGTTCTTAAGTGGTGAAGAGTTAAAAGTTAAAGGATAATATTATGGGCTACGAACATTTGAATTTGGACATACAACAATTATCTTCAATTGGAGATTGTTTTAATTGCGACATTGCAAGAATGAATAAGATATATGAATTACCTATCATACAAAATAATCTCCCCGCAATCCTTCAACGTATTCAGGATTTTAAATCCATCTTGATGGAAGAATGTAGAGAGATTGATGATGTATTCCCCACAGGAGAAAAGACTGTAGATGTCTATCTAGAAATCCGTACTAACCTAGCTGATCTTCTTGGCGATATTATTGTGTATTGTACCAGTGAAGCATTGCGCTGGAACATTCCTATGGGTGATGTACTTAGGATTATTATGGAATCCAATTTCTCTAAGCTTGACGAAGATGGTAAACCGATTAAAGATTCGCGCGGCAAGTTTCTTAAGGGGCCAAATTATTGGAAACCTGAAGATAAGATCAGGGAACTGTTAGTTAATCATAAGCTTGGAGAATAAATCATGCGCGTTAATATTTATGCAGAAGAAATGACTGAACGCATTCAGATTATTTCTAAAGAAATTGATGGACACAAATTTACAGGTTTGCGGCTGTACTTAGAACTTCCTGTTACTATTCCTAACCCAGCGCATAGTCCTATTCGTGCGGGTTCGCCGGAAACTATTAATGTATCTGGTCCATTTATGCATCATCCTGGCGATGACGATTCAGCAGCAGTAACTTTTTGGGGCAAACGTGATTTGAGAATTGTACTTCAAAAGATGTTAGCTGAGTTAGATGTTTATTATGGAATTCCTGTTCAACCAGAAAGATCGGAAGCTGATAAAGCTTTTGACAACCCACACCACGGTCACCGCGACGAGGAGATTTAATATTATGTTTGCACAAGACGCAACCCATATCATGCTCGATCATGAGTCAGCTAGTTTAGATAATAACGCTGCTCTAATCTCTATTGCCGCTGTACAATTTCATCCTGACGGTAGGCAAATTGATTGTGGATTCTACGAACGCATCGCATTAGACTCTTCTGAAAAAGCTGGATTGCATGTATCTAAATCAACTCTAGCTTGGTGGGAGACACAGAGCTTAGAAGCTAGAACAGAAGCATTCGGTGGCACCCGCGAATTGTTACCTGTACTAGAAGAGTTCAGAGAGTTTATTAATCAATTCAACGCAGAGAAAGTAATCTTATACTCTCGCGGCTGGAAAGATTTTGTTTGGCTGCATAGCGCATTCGATGCTTGTTTCCTGAACTTCCCGCTCATTCACTATCGCAATGAAATTGATATGCGCAGTTTGGAAGTGTTTGTTCCTGAAGAATCTATGTATCAACTACCGCGCGCACATAACGCTTTAGATGATTGCAAGCAACAGATTCTCAGGTTGCAAAGTATTTACAACTATCTAAATAAGCAGAGCTTATGAGCGACGGAAATCAAAAGTACATCTTTGAGTATTTCCCTGAGGAATATATTGCACTTAATAAGGAAATGGCTTCTGGTCATCATCCTGATTTAGAGCGTATCATTCAAGTCAATGGAGGTGATTCAACTGATATTGATTTAAAACTTGCACAGACAGCAGCGTATTGTGAAGTAGTTTTAGATGGGGTTTATGAATTAGATAGCCGCGTCAATCTGTGCAAGATTCTTCTACAGCGATTGATTCTAAAACGTAAGCCGCTCCCAGGCGAAACTTCACAAATCATCTTATCAAATTAAGGTATCATCATGGCGTTACTTATATCTCATCCAACACAGTTTGGTGTTAACGCAGAGTATTGGCGAATTGCAAGTATTGAAGAACACTTCTTTCGCAAAGAACTTAAGGTAACTCTTGTAGGATACGCTAATAAAGCTACTGCTAAGTTACCTGGAACTGCACCATTAGCCTCCGCAGAACTTAATGTTGGTTCGGAAGATTACGTATTAAATTGCAGCCGGCAACAAGCATACGGAATCGTTAAGAAGCAATCACAGTTCTTAATGGCGAAGGATGATTTAGATGCACCTAATCCTCCACCTGTTTCCCCACCTATATATTATCCTGATCCACAAGTAGCTCCCGACAACACAAAAGGATAGCCAATAAAAAAGCCCCCGTAATTGGGGGCATTATTTTGTCTGTACGTTTTAGAGATTAAATACTCTAACTATTTCCGTACCTATATATCTATTAACCGCATCAAAATAACTTTGACACGGATGCACCCCATCTTTAGGCACATCACTAGCTGTAGGAATAGGATAATCAGTATTAGCTCCACCTAATCCATGTGTAGCAATAAATGGTACGCCATACAACCCACCGATCACGCGGATAGCTGTATTAACATTCCTAAACTTTTGCCCAATCCCAATAGCAATATCTAAAGGAACTCCAAAGCCTGCTGCAATATTATCAGCATTAGTATACGGAGTTCCAACAAGTAATACACGCTTACCAGCCGCTCTAGCATATTGCACATGCTGTAAGCACTCAGAAGCAATGGTTAGATAATCGCATTCTAATCCAGCCTGGTAATCTCCTAAATTACTCCAGCCGGTAGGATCGGAATTACCACCTAAACGGAATACGCAGATATCGCAATCGTCCACACTGGAGATATGCTGTTGGAAAGTTAGGCCGCCGAAAAGATTTGTACCGTTTAGAACTCCAGCGAGATTAGAGTTAAAGCTATTCCCGCCGTGAGTATAATTATTAACCCCGTTAATCTTTCCACCGCTAGCGGAAACAATACTCTCTCCAATGCTAGGTGAAAATAATCCAGTGAATGGATCAAGCACTTCGCCGGGCAATCCTAATGCGCCGCCAACACTAACACTGTCTCCATAAATAGAAACTTTATTAGGTTGCGCGGGCACAGCTAACGCATCTGAACAAGCCACCAATGCAGCTAGTGTTGCAGTTGCAGTTAGAAAATTTCTCCGGGAAGTACTCATGATTAGCTCCTTTAAGCTATTGCGAGAAAGATATAAGTGCCGTTAAGTACATTAATATTAGTGGCTGCTACTTGGTTAACAGTGATACCACCAGTAAATGCAGATACGGAATCATCTGTAGTTACTTCAGCGTTTGTGGTATTGATAGAAAGATGTGGATCATTACCAGCACCGATGCCGCGAGTATTATCCCATACAAACCAATCACCAATAGCATCAGTACGTTTAACCATAAAGAATCTAGCATTGCCGACAAAACCACAAGCAAGTGCTAATGATGTACCGTTACCTGTATAGGAACCTACCTTACTAATTCCAGCAAGAGTAGCAAAGAGATATCCAATATAGTAATCACTTGCGTTATTCAACTCACCTGGACCAGTGCCAAGCGATAATTGTGTTGCATCAGGTTGTATTGTAAGTTCTCCCGGAGCGAATGCAGCATAGGTAGCTACAGACTCCGCATTTCCGCTAGACAAATACATACGATGCATTTGCGTTGCACTAAATCCGTACAATACAACCCAACTTCCACCAGCAGTAGTTCTATTTTTAATTATGAGTAACTCTGGAGCAACTCCTAAATTATGAGGAACTACTTGTGCTGCGTTAGCTTTTGCTCGATACGCAATAATATCAAACACTCCGGGGGCTCTACGGAACAGCCAGTTAATTTCTGTTTGGCCTAACGCATTGATGGTTGTATTAGTATTTGCACCTACGCCAAATCCATCCATTTGGAAGTCTACAAAGTCGTTAGTAGCAGTTCCAACATTATTATCCGCTCCCGTGTTCATAGCATTGAGAAACTGATTACGCCCGCGTGACCTGTCATACAGTGCAGTTTCACTGCTACCCGCGCTAGCTCTCCACTTATGTAGGAACATATCGGGAGGAAAGCCTAAGCCAGTAATAGTCGCTGCTGTACTAGTACCAGTGCGCGCGATACCTTGATAAACTTGTGTACCCAAAGTAGGCTGTGACATTGGGCCGCGGCGAATAGCCATATATAGATATGTCACACCGACAGCATTTAAACTACCACCGCCCGCAGATAAAAATCCGCTAGGAGTTATTTGAACTCCCCCAAACGCAGCTTCAGCAGACGTAGCATTAGGAATCAGAACTTGGGAATTAGATGTTGGCCCAGCTAACAACCCACGAGCCGTATCCATGATATCCCAGTCACCAACACCACTACTGGGTTTAGCTAATACAAACTGGGGTTCCCACCCAAGATTAATTATAGCAGGATTATTAACATCTCCTGTGCCTACAAAACTACCGCACTGAATCAAACCAGTAGCGGAAGTATCGTGAGCAAACAGATACGCAATGTAAGATTGACCGTTTATATTAGGATCAAAATCAGTAGCTAACCCAGTACCCACAGAAAATGTAGCATTAGTAGGAGCAGTAGTTCCGAACATAGCAGGAGAAGAACCTGCCTTAGCTCCTGTAGAATTCAAGATAATATTAGAACCATCCTGGGCAAAGCTATTATGCCACACTAACCAGTTAGCAGTTCCGCCACCGTTAATATTTCGGATAATGATTAAACCAGGAACTACACCTAATGCATGAGCTATAGCTCTATTGTTTACGCCGTTACCAGTATAAGGTACAATAGCAAAAAACCCAGGAGCTTGAGCAAAAGTCCAAGCTACTTGTGTTTGTCCAGATACATTAACTTGACCTGACTGAAACCCCAAAGTAAACCCATTGGATAAGAATGCAGTTAAATCATTGTTGCCCGGAGAATTAGCACTTGTATTACTGGACTGCAATGAATTAGCTGCTCCACGCACAGTATCATAAAGTTCTGGAGCACCTACACTTGATCTTTGTTTTAGCCAAACTAACCCACCGGAAGAAGCTAAATTAATTCCATTATTAATACTTTGAACTCCGCCGTTTCCGTTAAAAGTATACGCACTAAACACATTCTCAATAGGCGTAAGAATAGGCGTAGCAGTAACCTGTTGCGTAACCGTACCTACGTTATTAGTTACACTAAGAGTATACGTTACATTAGTACTTGGTGCTACCGTCATATTTCCACTAGCTGCGACTGCACCAATACCCTGATCAATACTTTGGCTAGTACCGCCAGTAGTTACCCAACTCAATACTTGATTCTGTCCGCTAGCAGGAATAGCCGGAGTTACCGTGAAAGATAATATGACAGGAAGGGTAGGAGTATTAATAGGAGAAGTACGGAAGAAATTATTAGACGAAAAATCTTTATCAAGTTTCGCTCCTTTAATCTGTCCACTAGTTCTAGCGATAGCAAAGTTATCTACAGGAAACTGATTTTTTGGGTTACCCATTTAATTCTCCGTTCCGCCCATCAAGGCTTGAAGTTTGTATGATAGCGGATTATTTAGTTTAGCGGCTAGCAGGGATGCTTGAGAATTATTAGCATTAGTATATTGCTCCATCATATGCTTAGCAAAGCTCCCTTGTTTGCCGCCCACTTTTGCGTACTCAAGTGCAAATTTACTTACACTATCTTGGTCACTCATTCCAGTAGCTCCCTTGCCAATGAGAGTTGTTTTAATGGCGTGATCGAGTTCAATCTTTTTAGCCCTATCCACTGCCTCGTAACTGTTTACGCGGAACAGCGTATCATTAACAATAGCTTCATCCATAGGCCGCCCACCAGCTAAACGAGAAAGGCTTGCGAGAGATACTAAATCATTTGAGCCTAGAATGTTCCCTTTACTAGATGTGCTAAACACTTGCCCATTATTAGTGAATCCTCTAGCCACAGTAGCTAAACCTGCTAACGGGCGAGAAACTCCTTGGTGCTCAATACCTTGCAATATACTTTCCCATACTGCACCACCATTAGCAATTGATCCAGTTGCATCTTTCAACGCACTGAATACTCTGCTCATTCCACCAACAAACGGAACATCGGAAATATTGGTAGGTAATACAGTAAGCTGGCGAGGATTAATATCTCCCCGGCTATACAGATTAGTTTGCAAGATATTAGATGCAGCCCCGTACATTAACCAATCGCCAGCAGTCTTACCAGCAATTCCTCGCGTAGCATCATAAATATCTCTATGATCTTTATTCCCACTTAACGTACCTACTACGTGATCATTGAGGAATTTAAAGGCTGGCATTCCTTGCAAGCCGTAGAAAGTCCCTTGCAAGCCGAGCAACATAGCCGTGTCTTTTGCACTTCCTTCAGCAGTGTATCTGAAGAGTTGTTGCATAAGGTTGAATTGATACGATTGGAATAATCCAACAGCTTGTCCAAGTGGACCTTGGAAGACTCCCGGTCTTTGCGAAGCAATTGTATTTCCTTCAACACGATTAACGAATACGTTGATATAAGCTTTAGCTTCCTGGGGACTTAACAAACCTTTTTGCACACCTAAATCAGTAATTTGGCGCGCCACATCTGCACTGATAAATCGGTTAAACTCTTCAGCTAATTTATTCCCGGTGAGTGATTCACCTTTATCAGCTAAACCCTTAGCGGTAGCAAAAGCTCTAGCCATGCGAGTATTAAGATCGCTAACACCTTCAGTACCACGCAAAGTAAAATCGTCAAAAATAGAACCGAGTTGCTGGAGCCGGTCGCGGATATAACCATCAGCTTTATACTGTGCTAATAGCGGTACACGCGCCTCGGAGTCAGTAAAATTCTTAATCGCATTAGCAACTAATTTTGTAGGAGCAAGAACAGTATCAGTTGTGCCCGGCACAGTTACTTTTGCAAGTCCAGCAAGCGCACCTGACAACTCACTATCTCCATTCTTAATTGCTCTAGTGAGTTGCGATAACTCTGTTCCTCTGAGTACATTAGCCCCAACAGCATTATTAATAGCGTTAAGAGGGTCCAGACCCAAAGTAAAACGAGAAAGAATTGCGTTCGCCCCTCGTATGAATTTAGATAATTCAGCTTTTGGCGCAGTATGATTAACCAATGCTGCTTCTGCACTTGAACTAAATGCAGTATTCGATCCATACTTTTGAAGCAAGCCATTAACATTCTCCAAATCGGCCGGCGATTTAGCAGTATCAAATGCGTCACGCACCTTACCTACGAGGCGAGATACTTGGTTATCCAAGAAACGATTGAAGGAATACCAGGGGTTAGAATTAGGAGTGCTGTTAATATTAAGAGCGGTCTTGATGTAACCCACATACGGATTCTTTTCAGAGTGCTCAATAGTTTCAAGCTTACCGCCTTGGAATTTTGACGAAGTGAATTTAGCATAACTCTCTCCTTGATCTTCCAACCAGTTAAACACATCTGAGTATTTTAACCGCATTGTTTCCGAAGCAATTACTGCATCGGCCCGCAAATGGTGTTGCAGGATAGAATCAGCAATAGCTTGAGGATCAGTGCGCGTAAAGAAGTTGCTATAAATACCTTTAGCTTGCAAGCCTGAGTCAATATAGTTCTCGTTTAAGGAGCGATCATATTCATACTCTTTACGAGCATTAAAGAATCGTTCAGTATCCTGTTTAGTCAGTACTTCATATTCCGGAAAATCTCGAGTAACTTTAGCAATCAGTTCCTCTAACTCTTTCTCTGTATTTCCATGCAGCATTGTAGTATGACCAGCACCAGTTACACGCGGGTCTTTAACAAATGCGAAATGAGGAAAATCACCAGGAGATTGGCGAAGAGGCCGGAAAGTATCTAATAGATTTGCCCGCCCATCTGCCTTACCATAAGCCGCTGCAATTTCTGCACCATTAGCAAGGTGAGAATTGTTTAGTGTAATATGCGCTTCAATAGCTCGAAGTGTTTCTGCATTCTGAATAGGAATAAATTCCGGCGCACCAGGTTGCAATGTATACTGTCCAACTTCACCAGTCTCTTGATCAATGGAATCCAGAATCTTTTTAGGTACAAGATTATTCGTACCCCTACCTAATGCATTTTCCGTGTCTAATACGTAATGTTCTGTAGTTCTACTAATCTGTTGGTTAATACGCTCAAACTCAATAGCCGATTCTTGGTTGCTCAACAATCTAACCAATGGAGCTTGTAAGGTATTATTGGTAAAGGTGTTAAACTTATTTTTCAAATCCTTAGTAACACCGCCAAGGTATTGAAAAATCGCTTCCGGTTTACCATAACCAGATGATGCAAAACTTGTGAATCCCGGACCAGAGCCAAAGCTATTAGTCTTTTGCAGCTTATCTAAACTAATCTCTGGCATCCGATCTAAGATATCGGAACCAGCAATTTTAGCAACTACTCTATCAGCCGCGTCTTGTGATAATTTTTGGTTGCTCTTAATCCAAGCTAATGCGTCTGCGACATTGCCGGAAACTTGCAGATTAGGCGGCGGAGCGTAATTAAGTTTAGCAACTTTAGGAACAAAGAAAATAGGTTTAGGAGTATCAGTAGCATTAGCTAAGCCGCGCTGGACTTGTAACGCATGATGCTGTGCAGTTTCATTTTGCCAGGCAAACAGATCAGCATCTGGATTAGTACCATTCCTAGTACCTTCCAGATAATCACGTTTCGTATTTACAGTTTTAGCAATAGCTTCAGTAGTAGTTTCTACAGAATTATTTGCATCGGCTGCATCAAGTTTACCGATGCGCTTAGAGAGAATTTCGTTAGCTACATCCTCTTTGTTTTTAATAATTAATTCTTTAAGCTCTTTAACACTAGCTACTTTAAATTCACCACCTGCGCCATCAGTAAGTTTGAAATCAATATTCTTATCTTTTAGCGCCCGCTCCAGGACAGGAAAATCGTTCTCATGAACAACATCAGGAACTTTCTTCATTACCTGATCTGCCCAAATATAACGAGCTTCAGCTTCACGGTACGATAATTTGCTTACCGCATCCTTAACTGGATTCCACAATTCTGTAGGCTTAAACCCATAATCGCGCACGTGAGAAAGAACAGCATCTTCTGTTCTCTGTCCCATTCGAGGGATAATTCTATCAGCAGCAGATAAAACTGTTGGAGCTTCGTAAGAAACTTTTCCTAAATCATCACCAGCTACATTAACCCAGCGGGAAGAGAATGTAGATGTAAGATCATCCTTAGCCGCTTTTTCTAGTTTCGTAACCACACCAGGTTTAGTGATTTCCGCAAGATGCAAGAAATTAGCTACAGCTTGATCTGATCCGATACCGTGTACACTATCACCAATCACATTACCTAAGTCAGCGTTACCAGTCCCCACAGTGAGATCGTGTACGCTAAGACGAATATCAGAATCGATTTTGGAGAACTTCTCTTTAACTGCTGCTTTAGTGTTTGCAATTTGAGCATTGTAAGTTTCCACTGTAATTGGATCAGCGCCTTCAGGAAGTTTATATTCCCAAATTCCAGGAGTGTTTTCTCTGTTCTCTGCTGCAAGGATAATACGTTCAGATGGTGCAGTACCTTCTCGTACAAGTTCACGAGATGAGAATGGTTTTAATAAAGCTTCCTCTTGCAACCTAGCTTGTTTAACATTGCGCAAAATTCCAGGAGCACCTAATGCTCCACCAATTACACCACCAACTGCGCCACCAATAAGAATATTCTTAACTACATCTCCTGTATCCTGGTCGGATAAGATAGGAGATTTAAACATGGTAGCTTGAACAGCCGTTTCAAAAGCTACACCTTCCAGGAAATTCTGTTGAACTCCAGCACCAAGAGCTTTGAGGGTATTAGTAGTAATGCCGCTAAATACTGTCTGTGCAGCTTTAATTTCCGCGCCAGCTAGCTTAGTATAATTCGCAATATCAGGAGCTAAAATTCCTGTAGCTCTAGCTAGATTAGTTCCAATCATTCCACCTTTAGCAGCTTTGAGTGCAACCTGTCCAGCATTAAGAATTTTAATACCACTCAAGCCAGGAATAAAAGAGGACGCAACGAAACCTGCAAGATCAGCAGCTTGCCTATTCTGAGAATAGTATTGACCTAAATCGGTATCGAGAGAAGTAATCCAGCCGCCAGTATCCTTAATTTGATTATCCGCACCCATCCAGTTACCTACCGTTTGCGCGGAGGTATAAAGAGAATCGGCACCGGATAAGACAGATACAGTAACAAACTTACCGGCATTCTCTAGTTTTGTTTCCCATGTACTAGGATCAAACCAAGAGCCACCAGCAGTATTGCCAAGATTGTGATTATCGGCAGCGCGTAGAAACGCTGGAATATTTGATTCTTCTGGAGGGGAGTCAGTGAATTCATCAGCCATATATTGTTCTCGTACTATTTCTGATCAATCAACGCAGGTTGTCCAGCGAGATTAAATACGTCACCGTTTGCAAATCCTGGACCGGTATCTCCACGGCCACTAAATTTAGCTGCAACTCTCCTAGCTTCTACTTGATTGAACGCAGTAGCAAGAGCATTAGGATCAGCCATGTTTACAGAACTAGAACCACCTGATCCTGTATTTAATCTTACAGTATAACTCTTAGGCTGAACAACTCCTAAGCCAGCAAAGTTTTTAGTAGCTCCGTTAGCAAGAACACCTGCTGCGATATAACGTTGCAAATCTAATGCGTCTACATAGCTAATCTTACCCTCTCGCATCGCAGCAGTAGTAGTAGCGAAAAGCGCGTTAGCATCTGATTTATCAATGGCCGCGTCTTTAAGTACTTTAACCCAAAGAGGAGAATTAGCAAGAGTGGGATTGCTAGGAATATAAGTATCTAAACTCGGAATACGAAGAATAGAACTTCTGTCAGCATTCGTAGCTTCCACCTGCAATTGCTTATTAACATAGCTAGTGAAAGCTTGTTCGTATGAAGCACCTTTATCTTTAGATGCATTAGCAAGTGCTTGTTGCGCTTCAGGAGTTGCTTTAAATGTACTAGCGTAATCTGCAAATTTCTCAATAACTGGACGAGTACCAGCATTAGGTACAATTACTTTCTTTCCTGCTAACAACAACGCATCCATAGGATTAGTTGCAAGGATACTCATACCAGTAGATTCGCTCATTCTGCCATTTGCATACCAAGCTGTAACCGCAGGGTCTTTAGCTTTATATAGCATCAAAGCTTCTGAAGGAGAGCCGGTAAATTGTTTACCAGTAGCAATCTGATAGCCACGCTGAATATTAGTAATCAGGAATCCATCTTCCTGTTCATTTTTAGTCTTCTGATCTTTCTTCCATTCAAACTCTTCCCGCGTCATAGCTAAATGCTGTTGCGCAATAGCTAATTGAGCTTCTGATTGTCTTGCTGCGTGGAGTTGGAAAGCACTCGTAAGTTGCTCTCTGCTAGCTGAATTAGCTGCTTGGAGGAATTGAACATTCCAATGAAGACCTTGTGCCTTAGCGTCAAGAGCAGCAATATTAGCTGCTGCACTAGCGACAACAGCTTTATCAGCAATGTTAGCCGTGCTCGTAGAAATAGCAGTCGCGTTGTTTGTAATGGCTTGTGTTTGAGTAAGCGAATTAAGTTCTTTAATTCTGTCATCATACATAGTCACTTCTGCATCAGCAGTGTTGTGCCTTTCAATGTCAGAATTAATAGTAGCTTGAGCTACGATAAAGCCTAATGGGTTATCTAATAGATTAATGCTTTGCTTTTGCTTAATATCAGCAAGTGCAGATTCCCGCTCTGCAAACGCAGCATCAGACTTATCTTTTAACTGCCCAATAATATAAGAAGTAGTATCGGGATTAGTGCCGAATAAATCAGCCGCCTGATAATTACGTTTCTGTAATGCTAACTTTGCAGTTTCTTCAGTCGTAGCTACAGCAGCTTGAGCACGGCCAAGACCAGTTTCTAAATCAGCTTTTTGTCCAGCTAATTGTGTACTTTGAGTGGCCGCGTCAGTGGCAACATTAGCAAATGCTTGTGAGTTCTGATTAGCTTGCTGTACTTGCGAAGCTAAATCAATCATAGTTCCACTAGCCATTACTTAGCTCCAACAGGCTTTTGACCCGTAATCATGTGAACTAAATCATCTAAGTTCTGTTTTCCAAGAGCTTGCGTAACTTCGGCGGGCAACATATATTCACCAGTGCTTGCCATTACTGGAACTGAATCAGATGTGGCAGTACCTGGACCACTAATTTGTCCACCACCTTTATATCCTTTAGGTTTCTGCACCATTCCACCTTTAGATAAAAACAGTGCAGCTAACCAAGAACCTAAACCTTCAAACAATCCACCTTCTACAGCAGCACCGCCTAAACCATCGGCTAATGCAGCACCTTCTCCAGTAGCTAAAGCGCCTCCAAGTCCTTCACCAACTCCGATTGCTAATCCGTCAGCGCCAACACCGCCAACTAAACTAGCATCAAGAGTATCTGCGCCGCTAGCAAATAATCCAGCACTATCAATACTACCAGCAGCTAAACCGCCACCTAAGAATTCAGAACCAAATTCTCCGCCAGCTAATTGATCTGCACCACCTGCTGCTCCACCTACACTACCACCAAGATCACCAGCAACAGTTCCAGCAGCATCACCACCGTTTAGTGCAGCATTGATACCTTCAGTAGTTCCATCATCAGCAGCGGCGCCATTCAATACTGCATCGCTAATAGACTTATTAGTTTT